AACCTCTTGCGTGGACCGATTGAGCGATTCACCATCCCCGTGAAATCAATTACGACATGGGACGAGGAGAAGATGACGAGCGTCTTGCGCGACGTGCCCGATATGGATACGGTCGAATACAACACTGTTCAGAAGTATTTGCTGTTAACTCGAAACCCACCGCAGTTCCGCAGCGTCTACAACGACAAGGGTGAGCGAATTGCGGTTCAGTACATGAAGGATATGACGTACATTCGCGACGCAAAGGAGTGGGTGATGTCATGGAAGTCCAAGTTTGAAAGTGATGTGGGTGGTGCCGAACTCGACACGGAACGCATCAGCACGGAAGAATTGAGTTGCTTGCCCACAGACCCCGAAGAGTTTGCCTCTATGTTTTTGGATGGACTCAGCATCAAAAATGGTCTGTTGTTTCAGCGGCGCATTCAGGGATTGGTCTCCTACTTCAAGGGTGCGGATGAACGCCTCCTTCCAAAGCGAGTGGACGACGACAAAACACTCGAAAAGGTGGAGATGTCCAATGAGCAGTTTGGTCGCTATCTCGATGTACGTTGGGAGGAACTCAAGGGAAGTCGTCGCAAGACCAATGTCGATACTGCAACAGATGACGAAATGAAGTCGTATCGCGTAAAGTCTCGTTTGGCATGCAACTATGCTGTACCACCTGAACTCCGCAAGGACGACAAGACGCTGGAGAACGAGGACCAGGATGACGAATCCTCCAAAGAAGCCATCCTCAACAGGTTGCGCGCAGACCCAGGACGCTATCTGTCTCCCAAGGCACTGGAGACCTTTGGACCCAAATTAGGCCGCATGTTGAAGAATGCAACAGAAGCATTGGGTGAGAACTGGAACAATCAGTTTGTCTACTCCAACTACCGTCAGTTGGAAGGATTGGGTGTCTTCTCTGCGGTGCTGGACGCAAACGGATGGCAGCGCTACAAGATTGTTCAGCAAAACAACCAGTGGGTGGAAGACCCGGCATTGGACCCCGCAAAACCTGCGTATGCCTTCTACTCAGGATTGGAAGACCAAAAAGAGCGCGAATACATGCGCCAAATCTTCAACGGAAGTTTCAGCGATGACTTTCCACCCAGTCTCAAGGCATCCATCCAAGGTCGGGACAAGAAGATGCTGTGTCTCATCATGGCGTCATCGGCAGGTGCAGAAGGTATCACGTTGGAGAATGTGCGACATGTTCACATCATGGAACCGCACTGGAATCCTGCTCGCCATGACCAAGTGGTGGGTCGTGCGATTCGTATTTGTTCGCATGCTCGCTTGCCGATGGACCAGCGAACTGTGCGTATCAGTTTCTATGTGAGTGTCTTCACGGAAGCACAGGCAAAATCCACAGAAGGCGCCAACAATGTTGTGCCGATTCGCAGAAATGACACAGAAACGAAGCGCTACGAAGGCGAACCCACGCAGGTCTTTATGAGCACAGACGAATACCTGTACGAGAAGGCATATGAAAAGGAGAAGGTCAACCAACGCATCTCCACGCTCCTCAAACAGGCAGCAGTCGATTGTGAAATCCATCGCAAGTTTCACAGTCGGGAAAGTCCTGTGTTGACCTGTATGCGATTTGACAGCACAACAACGGGCGAAGACCTTGCCTTCAAACCCAATGGAAAGACGGATGTATTGGATGTTACGTATTTACGCAACATGCAGCGCCGTCATCGGAAGTTACAGAAAGTCGCTATCAAGCAAATGGTGTTTTTGATTGACCCTGAGAGCAAGGAGGTCTATGATGGTCCTGCGTTTGAAGACAACGAACGTCTCATTCGTGTGGGTGAACTTGTATCCAAGACACAGATACGGTGGTTACCCGACACTACTTACCCGATGCCGTAAGAACATCCTCTAGGAAGGAATCGCACACCGTTGCCCAACTGCGGAAATGATAGGAGTTGACCTTGCGCTTCTTCTCCTCCAGTGTATCCACCATCCGCTCAATCGCATTCGCAGTCTCTTCCGCAGACACATTCGGGGCATAGAACCCAAGTGGCATACCACCTGCAAAATACACACGCTCACCCGGTTTGATAAACTCGGCAACCTTCTCGTCCATAAAGGTACGGTAGGTTCCTGTGTCCACTACAATCTGCGGTGCACCGACATACATATGCTCCAACTGACAGAGTCCAAATCCCTCGCCGTCTGCTGTGTTGATGCCCACATCTGCGGCGTTGTAAATTTGGTTGATGCCATCGTCGAGAAGAATGTTGGGTGGTGCTGAATCCACGAGAATGAAGCGTCGATGGTATGTCTGAATATCCAAACCAGCACTCGTGAGTTCCTCCATGAGGATACGTGGTAGGTCGTAGTATGCTCCAGTCTGTGGATTCAGACCCGTAACAACAATCCCATAAATGGGAGCATCTGGCCGCCTCTTCATTGCGCGGACAAGACCTGCAATAGTGATGTCGAGACGCTTGCGTTCACTGTTTCGGTTTGCGTTCAAGAAGACAATTCCATTGTCAGGAATGTTGAGGTTCTTGCGAATGGACATGCGAGTCTCTTGAGGAATCGTGGTGAACATCGTCGGATCCACTGCGTGCTCCAACACCTGGACATCGGGAACATTCTCATACTTCAGATATACATTCTTCCAGTGCTCAGTAAAACAGTAGATGCGGTCAGCGTGCTCGTTCATAATCTTAATCAACTGTGGCGCAATACCCTCATACACTTGGTCGACATACAACCACAACTTGTAGGATGACTTCGCCTTCTCGTGCTTCATGGTCTCGATGAACTTACAGATGATAAGAGGGTCGTTGTAAATCATCACAACATCGGGGTTGACCATATCGAGGTATTCCTGAATCTTGTTGAACCCAAACCCATCCTCCTTCGGGTCCTCGTTCGCTGCTGCGTCGTAGGGGACAATTCCCTCTGGAACCTTGCGAATTCCCTGACGACCCGGGTGGCGTTGAAATCCGAAGTGGAAGGTCTTGACTTTGGGCGACAGAGTTGCGAGTTGCTTCAGCATGTTGTAGGCGACCTTTGAATACCCAGTTGTTTGGTCTACGTGTGTGCTCACGAGTGCGAACCTCATTTGTAGTATTCCATAATCTCTCGTATAAATGATAATGCAAATTAACTCGGCACAGGATTATTTGACAAAGTACAAGCAGCGCATCATTGCGCGAACCTATCACGTGACGCCTCCGCCGCAGTCGCGCAAGTACAACTACGTATACACTGCGGCAGTTGCCAACGGAGCACAGCAGCGTGAGCGTTTTGTCGCTGCGTTTCAAGGCGCAAATGGCGGAGCAAGCGGTGGTGCGACGTTTTCCAGTTTGTGTTGCCTGAACCAAGGGCAGCCTGGTGCTCCTGGCGTCTTCTCGACGACAACGACGCAGGGTATCGTTCGTTACAATGTTATCCCGCCAATTAGCGTGACGGCGACCAGAGTTACAACGGGTTAAAGATTAGATAGAACATAATACAAATGCCTGGTGGCTTGCTTCAATTAGTGGGCGTAGGTGCTCAAAATGAGTTAGTCAATGGAAATCCTTCCATGACCCATTTTCGGGCGGTGTATCGCCGTCATACCAACTTTGCGATGGAACACATTCGTATGTCGTTTACGGCATCCAATCTGGAGTTTTCTACGACGGGAACGCGCACAATTTCTTGTCGGATTGACCGGTATGCGCAGTTGCTCCACGACTGCTACTTGGTACTGACGCTTCCGGATATTTGGTCCCCACTCAAGTACCTCAATGGTGCGGTCCCTCCTGCTGGATACGACCCTCGCACCAACTCGATTGGTTACGAGTTCCAATGGATTGAGAACATTGGATACAACCTCATCGACAACGTGACGCTGACGATGAATGGGCAGGTCATTCAGACTCTCCGCGGCGAGTGGTTGAAGATGTATTCCTATCTCACGCACGACAAGAACAAGAGATTGATCGTCGACCAGATGGTGGGACATGTTCCCGAGTTGTATGACCCTGCGAATGCCTTTGACCGGCAGAACCAATATCCACATGCGGTCAGTCCGACTGCTACTCCGTCAGCATTGCCTGCGACGACAACACCTGAACCCTCCATTCGGTCGCGCCAGTTGGTGATTCCTCTGCATTTTTGGTTCTGCGAGAATCCGGGGTTGTCTCTTCCCTTGGTGAGTCTTCAGAACTCAGAAGTCTACATCAACGTGACTCTTCGCAATCTGAATGAGTTGTATACGGTTGTGGATGTGAACCCTAACGCAGTTGTTGCTGTTGTGACGGGAGCAACGGGCAATGGAACCAGTATCACCTACACGACCGCATCCAATCACAACTTAACGGCAGGGACAACTGTCTCGATTACAGCATTGACCAACAATCTCTTCAATCTGACAAGTGTCACCATCGCGTCTGTTCCTACTCCCAATACATTTACCATCACAAACAGCGCAACAGGCACTCTGACAGGTGAGAATGGATTTGTATCGGGTCCTGCGAGCAATCCGACCTATGGACAGCGTGTTCGCCCGACAAACTATCCCATGAACCTCTTCTTGTCTCCCCCGACATCTACGGGTCAGTCCAGCAATCCGACGGTTACGTCCTTTTACCCAGATCCCTATATCGAAGGAAACTTCATCTACCTGACGGAGATGGAGATGAACCAACTCGCACGAGCAGACCAAACGTTCCTTGTCAAGACAGTTCGTTATGTGAACCGAGAAGGTCAGTTTGGAGCAAACACTGATCTTGAAATACCCATGTTCAACCTGACAACTCGTCTTGTCTTTGCAGCACAGAGGTCGGACAGAATACTCGCAAACGACTGGGACAACTACACGAACTGGTTGGACCCGAAGCGTGCTCCTTGGACAGGAATCAGCACGGACGTTGCGACACAACTCTATACAACGGGTCAGCAACAGGTTACATCCGTCTACCCCAAGAACTCCATCGCAGACGGGTTGCTCCTATTTGATGCGAAGGAGCGATTCCAGACCAAACCGTTCCCATTCTTCTCGTTGCTTCAGATGTACAAGCATACGACGGGTGAACCGCCAGAACTTCCAGGTATTTTTCAATATTCCTTTGCATTGGACAACTCAGGTTACCAACCATCGGGTGCGGCAAACGGTCATCTTGCGACTCACTCTTCAGCAACCACTTCCCCTGTCGGTGTCTACGGGTGGAACAACAACCTCCACCATTGTCTGCGTGTTGAAGTCTACCCTGTTTGGTGCGAACCCTGTTGTGATTCCTGCCGCGCAGATTGGATTGTATGACCCGAGTGAACTCGTCTCTGTTGTCCAGACCAATGACAATGTCATCTTTGTCTACACCTACAATGTGGGTGTCTACGCAGAGTCCATTAACTTCTTGCGTATCGTCTCGGGTCTCGGAAATCTCGTGTTCGCATCATAACAATGGCGAAGATTACGAGCGCATACCTTGGTGATGAGGTGTCTTCACAAAACATCACCAAGTCCATACAGGATCAAATCAAGGATGGAAAAATCAACGTGCTTGTGAATTCCAGTTTGATTCCGATTGTTACTCGTCCCGAGAAGATCGAAATTTCCGACCAAGAAAAGGAAGAAATCCGAAATGAGGCAGAGAAAGAATGCGGGAGCGCAAACGACAGCAACTGTATTGAGTCAACAAAAGCGCGGTTGCAACAGTCAAGATTGGAGGACAAACAAAATGTGTTGAACTCGTCAGCGAACCTGGTCAAGGGTCGACGATTGACCGTGAACTACGTTGATGCAAACGGTAAGAAGCAGACCGCGATTGTTCCCGAGGGTCAATATTTCAAGATGGGCGAAGAACCCGGTAGTGAACCCATCAAGGCACCCCAGATTGACTTCGAACTGCCTGGATTGGGCGGAACCGCACTGGAACTCTTCAAGATTCTCAGTGTGATTGTCTTGACCTTCTTGTTCGCAGCGAGTGTAGCGTTGACCTACAAGACAACCGTTCTATCTGGATACAGTCGGTATGTTGCCTATGGACTGACTGCTGCTGCTGTCTTCATTCCCTACTCGGGATTCTTCATCAGTCTTCTGGTTGCTGCGGTTGCTGCCTACATGGAAAGCAAAAAGACCTCGGCGTAAAACAATGATCGAACTTCGCTGGGTTGTTGCCGGTGTCATCTTCGGGATGTTGTTGTCCACAGTGTTCGTGCCCCCGACACGAAAGCAAAAGATTCTGCCTCAACCCCATGACAGTGGATTGTTTCATACGGATTCGGGATGTGTTCGCTTTGTAGCTGATGAGGTGCCGTGTAGCGCAGAACCCGATTCACTCAATCTTCTCGCAAGTAAGTAATGGATAAGATTATGAATACCGAGCGCATCTCCCGCGCATTGGCAAGAGCATCTCCGTTTTTCTCGATGATTATTGGTCTCGGAATCTCGGTCTTGCTCTTTCATCGTGACTACTCAGTGATTCGCACGCTCGCTCTTCCTGTTTCGGAAGTTGTCAATCGAACTGTGAAAGTCGATGGAAAGTGCTACAAGTATCGCGTGGAAGACTCCAACTGCGAAAACTCGTCCTAATCATAAACAAATGGACGACGCAACCTCCTTGGACTCTCTGTTGATGCCGCAGGGCCCGCAATCCGCCTCCCCCGTCATTCCGATGCCGAGTGTCCCCATGCCCGGTCACTCCGGAATGGCGCCGACCTTCAAGCCGAGTCTTCCAGCAATGCGCTTCATCTTTTCCAACACAACGCTCTACATCGCCATCTTCTTGGCAGGTGTCATCATCTCCTTGTCAACCCCGCGAAACCTCCTGCTCCAGTATGTGCCGAATGCGTATACTTCGGGGGGTGTCGTCAGTTGGACTGGTGCCGCTGTCCTTGGAGGCGCTGCTGTTGTTCTGACTCATCTGCTCAATGGCTTCCTGTCGGGCTTTCTCGGCTAAAAGTGCTTTGAACAACCTATTTTGACATGCCACATTCACCTCCTGCTGTTCTGGATTTTCATGGGGGTGAAGAGTTGATTGCAGCATCAATCCTTGAATCCGTTTGAGTTCCTCTTGCAGAAGATTCTGCCGACGAACTTCTCGAATGTACCCAACTATGGTTCGCTCGTCATACATTGTTATGTAAAACGAATGTTTCTCGTGGAAATGCCTTTACCGTAATGGAGCGCTTTGAGAAGATTGGATACAGCAAGTTGGAGTCTCTGATGCTCCACGATATGTATGAAGCCATCACAGAAGCCAATACATGGGACAACATAGACAATACGGACGCATTCAACCCCTTTCTACAATACCACGACCACACGGACAACTCCTACATGTGGTGTCTCATGCAGATGCGATTTCTACACAAACATGGGTTCAATGTCGTTGGACTCTTGCGAGGTGTGAATATCGACTGGAATACACTTCAGGGTATGATGCGAGCAGACCCCGAACTTCGTGAGGATATTCAGACTCTTCTCTTGACAGAGCGAAATGCTACGGTGCGCGCGGTGCTTAAAAGTATGCTGGAGAACTAATACAATGCAGTTGCCGTTTGCCCCGGCTTGGTTTCATCCGCGTATTCTCGTTGGGTCTGGAAACATGCTGACTCCCGCATTTGTAGAGAAGTACCGCATTTCACACGTGATTAACTGTGCTTTTTCCATTCATTCTCCACGATGGTTTCGATCTCTACATCCCGACAAATATTACGTCCTTGAAGCGTTGGATGACCCGAATGTCAATATTTTACACTGGTATCCACGATTCGAGCGAGTTCTCCACGACTTTCTTCAAGAAGGCAACCAGACCATCTTTGTTCATTGTCAAGCAGGTATCAACCGCAGTGGATTTTTAAGTCTGCTCTACGTTTGCAAAAACTTTAGCATGGATATGGAGACCGTCATATCTGCCACTCGTCGTCAGCGACCCATTCTGTATCAAAATAGGGTCTTCATGAACCAAGCAAAAGAGTTCATAAATGGATGTGTTCCGCGTGAGGAAGATTCGGGAGACAGCGAACGGACCAAAGACGGGGACACTGGACTCGGTACATCAGGAGGTGATTCAGACCCTACGGGAGTCGACGACGATGCAGTTGTCCTTGAAAGACGAACTGAGTAATCTTCGTCAAGAAGTGTCATTGTTGTATGCGCAGAATGACCTGGAGGATGTTGTAGAGGCAACGCGGAAACAGGGACGCATTCGCGAGATTGAAGAAGAACTTGCCCAAGCAAATCCCGTGGAGGACTATTACCTCAAGAACATGGACATCCTCATTGAATACTACAAAAAGCAGGATGTGGGTGCATCAGGACCCTCCTCACTGCTGCCGAAAGACACAAACACATTCCTAAAGTTCTTCGCAAGTGCAGTTCCCGAACAGAGCGGTCATACCCGCAAACAGATGTTTGATGAATACGTCCAGCGTATGAAGTTGTCCAATGGACCTGAAGTTGTTCAATTGTTGACTGAACACTGTGCGCAGTGCAATGTGGCACGCGAAGAGATTTCATCCGAAGGCATTCTAGTCTGTCCACGTTGTGGATCCGAAGAGTATGCCCTCGTTGTGTCCGACTTCCCATCCTTCCGTGATCCACCGAAGGAGCGCAACAACTATGCGTACAAGAAAATCAATCATCTGAATGAAATCCTTAACCAGTTCCAGGCAAAAGAATCCACCATCATCCCGGAGGATGTGATGAACGAAGTCATCCTGGAAATCCGCAAACGCCGCATCAACAACATTGCAGACTTGTCGGAGGAAGATATACGTCAGATTTTAAAGAAACTGGGCAGAAGCAAGTATTATGAGCACCGAGCGCACATACTTAGTCGACTTAACGGAAACCCGCCCCCTACCATCACCCCCGAAATTGAAGAGAAGATTCGAGCCATGTTTCAGGAAATTCAAGCGCCTTTTCTGCTGTATTGCCCCAACGACCGCACCAACTTTCTATCCTACTCCTACATCCTCTACAAGTTCTTCGAGCTTCTCGAGCTCGACGAATACAAGATATACTTTCCGCTACTCAAGTCGCGTGACAGACTTATAGCACACGACCAAATCTGGAAAAAGATTTGCGATTACCTTCGTTGGGAGTTCATTTCGAGTGTATAACAAATGAAAGTCATCAGTCTGGGATGCAACTGCTATGTGGGGTTGTTTCTCCGCGACCATTATCCGGGTCCGTCTCATCCATTTGATTGGGTGTGGTCGAATCTGGAGTTCGTGTTGGATACGTTTCGAACAAACGACTTCGTGCTGACAAGTCCCCATATGAAAACTGTCCATGACACGGAAGAAGAATCGGTTGTCCGTGAAAAATACAAGCGCCGATTCGAACGATTGTATGCGACACTCAACGGAACAGAACCCGTTGTTCTGATTCGCAAGACATTGGACCGCAACCAGGACAAGGTTGTAGCAACTCCAGATACAGCAGAACAACTCAATGAACTCGTAGGGTTGCTCTCACGCTTTCGTGCTCCGATTACACTTTGCGTTGTTGACATGGAGCGTTGTATAGACAGAAAAAGACTTCATTCATCAATTCCGTTGTTTGACTCGTTTGATGGCGTTGGGTTCTATCTACACCGACGGATTAGGAGCGCAACCATGCTTCGACCTGTGGTCGGATTCCGATAAAGACATTGAACTGGCGACAGACCTTTCGGATCTGGTCACCCTTTCGGTCATTGATGTCGATGAGATTGAGGAGATTGATAAAGTTATCGTCCTTGATGTGTTGTCGCGCACTTCCAATGAGACGTGCTCGTTCTCCGCTAGACTTGTGAAGCAGGGTGTTTGCGATAAGGGAATCCATACGTAGACCCAACTTGCGAAACAGACATTCGTTTTTCTGTTCTATAGATAAATGACACGTGCATCACTCGCAAAGTATTTGGATTCCGTCCAGAAACGCATCCAGTCTGGAGAACTTACGAACGAATCTGCCGAAGACGAGGTGAACGACACGGTCATGCGTAATGCTGAGGATGCTGCGCTTTACCAAAAACTCTACAAGCAAGCGGAGGATGCGGGTGTATCCACAACGTCGGATGCGTTTGGAGATATGCTGAAGGAAATCACTGCCAATCTTCGCTCTCCGTTGGGAGGCAAGCGGGGTCGTCGCAAGACGCGTCGTGGTGGAACGCACACGCGTATCAAGGAGGAAAATGGGTTGTGGTATATTTATGTGAACGGTCAGAAGAGTCCGGGTGGATTGAAGTCCTTTGAAGAGGCAAAGAAGGCAGTGGAGAAGGGCAAGGACATCCGTGCAGCAATGACTCTCTCCGGAATGAAGGCAGGTGCGCACAGCATCAAGAAGGAGGGTGACAAGTGGTACATCCACGTTGGCAGTACCAAGTCAAAGGCATACGATTCGTTTGAAAAGGCAAAGGAGGCACTCGCAACAGCGAAGGCATCTCTGACATTGGCAGAGATGAAAATGAAGGGTGGTGCATTCACCATCAAGGAAGAGAACGGCAAGTGGTATGTCTACCAAGACAATATGAAGATGCGTGGATACAGTTCGTTCGAGAAGGCGAAAAAGGGTCTTGAAATCGCAAAGGAACAGGAACCTGCTGTTGAAACACTCGTGAAGATGAAGAAGGCAGGTCGTCGCACACGCCGTCGTGGTGATTAGAGATCCCCCGAACCATTCTTTTTATCTAAAAGTTCGCGCAAAAGTTCTCGGATATCTTTTAATACATCTATCATTGTTTCCTCTGGTTTGTTAAGAAAGAATGGACGTGATTGAGGTGGTTTCGGTTCTTTGGGAGTTTTCTTGATTTTTTCTGCCATATCTCTGTGCTCAATGTACTCATTGATATCATCAACCATCAATCCAGTTCGTTCAGCAACGATTTCAATTGATTCGCCCGATTTCACCTGTTCATATGCTAACTTCTTGAGTTCGCGGATGATACTTCCGGTACTTCGCTTCACCTCATTCGCAATAGTAGAGGGAAGTGCACCCTCTTTGATGCGTTTAAGGATGTATTCATCCTCATCATCTTCCCAACGCTTTCCATGTCTTTCGGGGACAACACGACTAATTACCTTGCTACCTTGCATTTTACATACAATGTGATTA